TGAAGTCGTTGCGGATGTTCTGCATCGCACCGACTGACGCGTAGAACATGAACTGACCGAAGTAGTTCTCGTTCTCCGCTGCGGCGATCATCGCCAAAGCATCGGCAATAATCTGAGCGCCCGTCGCCACGTTCCAAGCTGCGGAAAGGGAACCCGTGATGCGGCTCGACGCAGTCGTGTATCCGGCGGCAGTAGAGCCACCGATCTGCACATTCGAGCCGTTGAATAGCACTTCCTCCAACCTCTCGTTCACCCTCGACGCACAGAGTTCGGCGTTCGTGGTGTCGACATTCGAGCCACCGCGACGGCTGGCTTCGAGATACCGAAGATGAAGCTGGAAATCCCGAAACGTGATCGGGATGGGCACGCTGTTGAGCGTGAAGGTCGCGAGATCACGCTGCCCCGGTGCCACTCCGCTCATCGACTGTTCTGCGAGGTCGATGGTGCTGAGGGCTTCGTACTCGGAAATCAGAACACCGAGCGAACCGAGGTTGATGGTCAGACCCGCAGCAACAAGGTCTTCCACCGCGCCCAACTGACGCCGCGACACTTCGACGAGGGCATCGTCGAAAGCAATCCACTCGTCCTTACTGAGCAAGTCGTTCGCTCTGAGCGGAGCATTGTCACGGATATACGGACGGAGCGCACGGATGTCCCATCCGTTCGCGGCGAGGATCTTACCGGGCGACCCCGAAAAGACATCCGCAGCCGGGGCCTGAGTCGCTTGCTGATTCATCAGGCCACCTCCATCGGCACGAGATCATCGGCGGAGCTTGCCGTGACATCCGACAGAGCGTAACCGATGGCGGAAACCGCGGCCCCAGGCACGTCTGTCACCTGTCCCGCCGCTGCCGCATAGAGTGGGGCACCCGTTGCCCACGTAAGCCCGGTAACGGCACGAGCCTGCACCTCATCGCCTTGATGGCCGACGACGTACTTGACTGTGTCGTTGTCGAGATACGCGACAGATACCTCCCGACCGATCTCCGAGTTCTCGACGGCGAACGCGGTGCGACTACGATCTGTCGCCCCTGCCGCTCCACCCACGTCTACCTCTTGGACACCGGCATTCAAGGATAGGTCGAGGTGGTGACCGGGAAGAATCCCGGCGTTCGCCGCTCTACCTTCCTTGATGAGTCCGTCCCCCTTGAGGAAGATTGTGTTCGTCATGCGTCACCCCCCTCGCCTGCGGCCTTTCGCCGAGGGATGTCAGGCAGAGGCATGAAGCCCCTGTCGTCTTCCTCGGTGATGCCAAGTGAACGACCCGGTCCGCCGACGCCGCTGTAATCCACGACCTCGAACGAACGCTTCATCCCACGGAGAACCGTGAGGGGCAAGCCCTCCAAGTCCTCTTTCCCGACCACACACCGCTCGTTCGCGGTGAGGGCGGAAACCAATTCCTCGCGTTCCGCATCGGCGGACGCCTGAGCATTACTGACCAGGGCCTCCAATGCCGGAATGTTCTTCGAGAAAGCGACCACTTGATCCAACGCCGCGACGTGCTCGGCGGTCAGAGTCAAAGGTGCTTTTCCGTCAGAACTCGCCGCCGGATCTTTTTCCTCGGGCGGGTCATCGCCATCTGACCCGTCTCCCTCGGCATTCCCCTTCGGGGGATCGGCAGGCGGATCTTTGTCCGCACAGCCGCAACCGGCAAGCGTTGCGAGGCTGTTCAACCGCTCATCGTTGAACGCTTCCAATTCCTCTTTCGAGAAATCGACAGACGTTGCAGCGACGAGGGCAAGGACCAATGCCGTGCGGTCCATAGAACCATCCTCGTTCTTGGGTGAAAGGGGAGTGCCACCCGGCTCCCCCGGTTTGGGATTGTCCCCTTCCGGGGGATCGGCGGCATTACCCGCGGGGTCGCCCGCGGGGTCGTCCTTCTCAATCAAACCGAGAAGACTTTTGATGGCCGCGAAAATGCGACCGTCTTTGGTTTCTGGATCGGGCACAGCGTCCCCTTCTGCAAAAGCTGAGGCTGCGACGAGTTGTTGGGCGGCACGAGCCGCACCACACCCGTCTTCGACACTGCACGCCCCGGACATGCCAATCGGCAAAAGGGCGAGGTGGTCCGGTATGATGTCAGTTTGAGCAAAGAAGAATCGGTCGCCATCGTGGCTACCGGATCGGAATTCGAGTTCCATCCCGTAGCCTGTACTGACCTCGACATCCTGACCGCCACCCAAGAGGGCGGCGATGATGCCCCGGCCTTCGACGGACACCGCGGCCTTCACGCGATTGAGGTGAGCGTCGACCCACAAGAACCCATTCTTCCATCGGGCGTTGGTGATCTCGCCGACCTTCACACGATCCAAGAATTCCGGGTTGACGCCCGCGAATTCCAAGTCACCCGCGTTGTTGCGCGGATGGTCTATCGTGAGCGGGATGCCGTTCCATTCGCTGATTGTCTTTTTGATTTCAGCCGCCGAAACGAACTCACCACCGGGCAGGCAATTGATACAATTGAGGATCTGTTCGCGGAGGGCTTTGACGGGGAAGTTGAGGATTTCCATCCCCTCAGCGTCTTCGTTGATCGTCACGAGTCCGGGTTCGATAACCCCGTTGACCCTCATGCGTCCAACGCTGATGTGCGGCATACCGTCCGGTGGTCGAAGTCAGTCCTTCAATCCACCGGGGTTCCGAGTGGGGGTTCCCGGTCGGTTGGATGGGATGGGGACCGGCTCACCGACAGGTAATACCGGCCCCCGCGTTCCACCCTTGTCCAACAGAGAACAGCTAACCCGTGTCGACCTTGCCTGTCAATAGAGACTCAGTCGACACGACATCGCGGACTTCCGTCTTGCGGATGATGCCGCTGTTCACATGGAGAACGATCTGTCCGTTGAACGATCCGGCCCGAAGGCGCTCGGCGACGTATGCCAGGGCCACGCCGTTCGCGTCCCTCGCGACCGGTCGGGACGCACGAGCCGCCGCGCCGAAGCTCGCGGTCGGCGGTTTGACGAGCCCCGATTCGTTGGACTTCATAACGCGGGGAGCCACACGCACCGACAATTCGCGTGCACTGGAATCGTCCCGCGGGCCTTGTCGATGGGGATCGGCACACCCGTTTCGAGCGCCTCGCACTGAGGGCACACCCGGTCATCTTGAGCCGTCAGGAATTCGGCTTGGACCGTGACATCGGTGATCCCCGCGTCAGCGTACCGGTTGAGTGTCGAAGTCGCGTGCACCCGGATCGTCTCGGTGCGAGCGAGGACGACCGAGCGATTGAAGCCGATGTTCTGAATCACCGTCCGCATCTTGCGGGCGGTTTCCCGTGGACCCTGTCCGGTGGCGAGCCCCTCGGTGAGAACCCGTGACATCTGCGTCGACATCGCCGAGGTGATGCCTTCGAGATCCGTGAACTGCCGGGTGTAGAGAAGCGCCAAAGATTCGGCGTGTATGGGGGCGTTGAACAGAGTCGCCGTGTCCCGCGGGTCGAACGCGATACCCAACCGCGTCATCGCATCCTCGGCGTGCGTCAGGCCCCGGCTGTACGCGGACCGAACGAAAACATTTTGCCATTGTTTGTTGGAGGTGATGCGCCCGCCCGGTCCACGGACCACCTCAAGAACCTCATCGTCGAGCATACCGTTGAGCCAAATGATGAAATCGTCGGTCTTCCCCGCAGGGTCGCGCCGAAACTGGAATTGTGTCGCCGGACGTGACTGAGCCGCGACGAGCGAGAACATGGATTCGTCCGGCGGGCCAAGGCGAAGGGCGTCGTTGTCGACGACCGTCTGTTGAATCAACCGAGCGACCCGCGCCCACCGTCTGCGGAAGTCGGCGATGTAGGCCCGGACGATCCCGCCTGTGTGAGACGGGTCGGTCCGGTGGACGGCAGACCTAAGCCGAGGGTCCTTCGTCCGCCTCCATCGCCCGTATCGAACGCCGGGTGTCTTCACGTTTCTCAACTTCCTCCGTCGTGATGGTCATCACCCAATTCTCGCCGTCCTCGCTGATGTACCGCGCCACCACCTCACCCGTCGCCGGGTCCTTGTAGGTGCGCGTATGCCCAACGCTCAATCGGCCTCATCCTTGTCGTACCCCTCGACCTTGGCTTGTTGCTCGTCGAGGAATTCATCCTGCCGTTCCTCGCCCTCCGAGGCCCACCAAGCGTCGAATCCGTCCACGTCCTCGAAGCCTGCGTTGTAGCACAACCGCATGAGTTCCTTGAGCTTCATCAGTTTCTCCAAACGGAAGGATGTCCCCCGACCACATGGGGCCGCATCTGATGTTCGATCCCGGCCCGAACCATCATGGCGTCGTTGCCCTCGGCCCTGCACGCCTCGCAGACGAAGGCGTCGTTCCGCTCTGACCGTCGACGAAGATCGTCGATCTCGTGACCGTTGTCGCACCTGTAGGTGAAGATCGGCACCCTATTCGGCCCCACCATCCGCGGCTCGAAGGTCAGGCCGTGGCGCTGGAACGCCAATCGGCGGCGGTTCCTCGCTCCCGACATCCTCAAAACCCGACAAGAACTCGAAATCGTCGGGGACCAAGGGCGGGACGGGGTCCAATCCGAGAAGTTTTTCACGCACTTCCCACGCGGGCATGATGAGATCCGGCGCACCCGCCGGGGCGAGCTTCGATATGGCGTCCGCGAACTTCTGCGCCAACTCTGCACGGTCCGCCGTCGACGGTGAGTCGAGCGGGGGCCAATCCACAGTGTACCCGTCAGTCGGAACCTTGAGGGCACCGATGGCGATGAACCGGTCGATGGTCTGTCGCAGGATGATCGGCTCGGCGAATTGCTCTTGCCGTGCCGCGATTCGGGCCTGCCATTCCTTTTGATCTTGGTCGCCTGCCAACTGCCCACGCTCGGACCCGAACAGCACACGCTCGGGGGTTTCCGCCGCCGCACTGATGACCTGTTTGAGCGCATCGTATGTGCCGGTCGGATCGGTCGACGATCCGGTGATGAGACTGAGATCCGTGCCCCGCGTTTGGATGAGCTTCGTGATGCCCTGCCGAGCGGCGAGCATGTCGTCCTCGAACTGATCCATATCCTCAGCCTTGACCGTCACGTCCGGGCTGATGTCAGCGTGCCAAATCCCGGCCACATTTTGCCAATACAATTCAGCCGAGCCGCCGAGCACCTTGAACAGATCGTCGATGCGGTTGAGGACACGAGCGAGGCGAGGCTGTCCATAGACATCGTCTTCGACCGTATTCTCGGCCACATGGATCACGCGTTGCCACGGGATGCGGGTCGACGCCTGAGTCGACCGGTTCGTCTCACCGATGGCGAGCGTTGAGCCCGTCAGGTCGATCTGGTAATTCCGCGGCAGGCCAAACCGCGGGTCCTCGGTGTCCGTCTCGAACGTGTCGATCTCAATGCTGCCTTGATGGTAGGCGGACAGATACACGATGTCGTCCGGCCCCTGCAACGTGCCCGGTTCCTCGGTGACCTTCGAGCCCCGTGTGCCGATGAGCAAGACGCCGAACTGCCCGATACCGCTGATCTCGTCCACGCGCTCCATGAAGTGGAACAGACGCAACCGGTCGTCGAGATCGGCGATGGCATCGACGAACTGCTCGTCATCGCTGCGGATCTCGGGGGCGTGCCGCCACGTCGTCTTGGGGGCGAGGTCGATGATCCTCGCCGCGATGTCACCCCGGAGATAGTAGCTCAGATAGTCGTCGAACCGCGGCTCGCGCCGATACCCGAACGAGTTGTATAGATCACGCTCGCCCCCGTACGTTTGACCCAACCGGCCCGCAATACCGGACCGCGTCAGAAGATCGCCCAACGTCCGCCACATCCCTCGTTTGTCTTCGCTCATCGCTTCATACTCCCTCGGCTTTTCCTGCTCCACATCATGTTGGGCTTGTCGTCCGGTTTGAACAATTTCCGCAGGGCTTGGCTCATCGTGTCGACCTCGTCATCGTCCGGCCCGTTCGGGAACACTGACACCGCTTCGATGAAGGGGAGCACCCACGGCGCAATAGCTGGATGGGGAAGGTACACGTTCCCGCTGTCCACATAGGACGCGACGGCGGTCGCCCGGTCCGGCTTGCTGCCCTCGACCGGCACGGGGATCATCCCCGGAATTTCCTTGCTCAGAATCGACAGAGTCGCCGCCGCATTCGCTGCGTCTTCTATCCATTTCGTTTCGATGTCGGGGTGCGCGGCGGTGAACCCACGGATCGCGTCGAGCGTCTCGGGGAAGTCACGTCTCGCTCGCGATTGATCCAAGAGGTACGCGTTCGCGCCCGCCTTGCCCCAAGCCTGACCGACCACATAAGAGGTGTTCGCCCCCTTCTTAAAAGCGAGATCCCACGACTGAGCTTGAAATTCGAGCGGTGGTAGCGGTTCGAGGATAGATGGATCATCCAGCCCGTGCAACCGGACCGGCGGCAGGGATTCGATGAGATCCGGCGGTGCCCAAAATTTCCACCACTTCCGCTTGAAGATGTTGCCCTCGACCGGCGCGGGCCTCTGTTGGTAGAGCGCACCCCACCAATACGGTGTCTGAGTCGCTCTGATGCGTTCGAGTTCCTCCAACGGCCACCGCTCAGGCCACAACGCGTCACCAAGCTCACGGCCCAACGGGTCGGGCTGCGTGTCGTCATCGTAGATGGCGGGCAGGAACAACGTCACCCACTTCTCGCCCTCTTGTTCGTCGACTTCCTCAATCAGACGCCCGACCAAGTCGTCCTCGTTCCACCGGGTCATAACACAGATTTGCTTGGCCCCCGGCTCCCTCCGAGGAAAGAGGGTCGAGATATACCACTGCCACACGCGCTCGCGGTAGTTCGGCGAATTGGCTTGGACTGCATCCTTGAACGGGTCGTCGATCACGATGAGATCACCACCGCGCCCGGTGACCCCGGTGCCCACCCCCGCGGACCGCATCCCACCCACGACGGGGATGCCGTTGGCATCACGCCCGATCAACTCCCAATCCGTCGCCGCCATCTTGTTGTGACGCACGTCGAGGCCCCATAGCTCGGGACCGAACTCAATGATGGAGTCGCGCACCCGCCCACCGAACAACCCGGCCAACCCCGCCTCGTACGATGTCAAGATCACCTGGGCGTTCGGTCGGTTGCCGAGATACCACGCGATGAAGTATTGACTGATGAACATCGACTTCCCGTGCCTCGGCGGCATACTGATGATGAGGTTGTCGAATACATCGTCCATCATCGCCAAGAGGTACGCTTGCACGACCAAGAGGTGCTTGGCGATCTGCCACTTTCCATGAGACGCGAACCGGGCAAATCCGGCGGGCATAGACCTCGCCCAATTCATGGAGTCCGCCGCGAAATTGTCGAGGGTCAGGACGGGGGGCGGACCGCTATTGACCCTCGGCATTGGCTACCCGCTGCCCTCGCCGTAATCCTCGGACGGCTCGTCTTCCTCGTCTTCGGGGTGCTCGTGATTGTTGATGGCATCCGCGATCTGAGTCAGCTTCCGAATCCCAAGGAAGCCCAAGAGGACGGCGACGGCAGGCACACCGTACTTGACCACCGTGGTCCCTGCTCCCCCACCCTCCACACACCCACAGTTTTCGAGGTAGTCGGCGATGGCCCTCATGGCACGGTCAGCCCCTTCCGCCCTGGCAACCTCGGCGCTGTCGGCCTGTGGGAAGTTGATGATGATGACGGTGGTATCGTTGTCGAAGATGGTGACCACCGTCGTATCGTTGACCGTGATGATCGTGTTGCCCTGTCCAGCCAGGGGTGCGGCGAGTAGGAGCGCGACGATTGCGAATGTGAATCTCATCTTAACCTCCAAGGTCGAGGGCGTTCATCACTGAGTCCGTCATACTGCGTATTCCTTCAAGCGCCCACTCGGCCACGTCCGGCGCGAAGATCCTCGTGAGGATGAGGATCACCACGAGAAGCAACACGAGCTTTTGCCATGTGATGTTGTCGAAGAACTTGGTCTTCATCCTCCATCTTCTCCGGTCACCCCCGGCGGCAGGGCAGGCATTTCCGTCCCATGCACGAGGGCGAATAGCTCTTGAGCTTTCCGGCGCTTCACCGGGTCACCGATAAGATACTGATCCGCCGCCGCTCTTGGGTCCGCTGCCTCGTCCTTCACCTCGGCAGGCATACCACGGGCCACCCGCTCCATCGTGTGCACCGCAGGCAGGATGCGAGCCGCCGCAAGCGCCATGCTCACCACCCTATCAAGGCGGTCGAAGTCGATGATGGTCCGGTCCGCATCATCCGGGTCGACGATCTGGAAATACTCGAAGAACGCGTCGGGCCTCTCCTGTATCAGCTTGAAGATCGCCATCGCCGGACCCATGATCGTTTGGGCTGTTGCCGCGGCCTGAGACGCGTGCCGCTTCGACATCCTGTCGATTTCCTCCCAATGTTCTTCGATGAGGCGCATGTCCTCGGATCGGTCCCACTGCATCACCCGGACGCGCCAACTCCACATCGAATTCCACTTTCCGAGTAACTGGACGGACTTGTCCAATTCCCGTGCAACCGTTCGGATGTCCCGCTCACCCCTGCCGATGATGCGGTATCGGGTGAACGCCGCGAACGCCTGCTCACTCTCGTCGGGCTGTTGCTCCCACAGGTCGCGATGCGGGTCGAGGGGCTTCGGATCGTTGGGCATTACCAGTTCGTCCGACTCCCCCGGAGTGGCAAGCGCCGGGTCGGGGTGAGGGGCACGAATGCCGCGTCAGGCTTCACGAGCGCCACCCCCTGCATGTCGATCTCCCCCCGGTGGTTGAGGCGAAAGCTGTGCCCGCACTCCGTCAAACGGGCAAGGATCTCCCCCCAGGCGGCTTGACTGACTTCGAGGGTGGCGTACGTGCTCATTTCTTTTTGGTGCTGCCTCGCTTCGGGGGCGAACGTCCACTCTGAGACGGACGGCTCGGCGCAAACCTCCGACGACGCCTTGCGGCTTCCTGCTCTTTCCGACGCCTCTCTCTTTCTTCCTCAGTATGGCTCGGCATGGTTTCCTCCCCCTATTGATGGCCTAGAACCTATTCCTTCGGTGTTTGTTCGCTATCA